TTCCGGTTTGATCTGATTGCCGTGCACAGTTTTAGTGCAACATTTAAGAGCTCATCACACTTGAGCTCACATCAGCATGGGTAGGAGACCCTCGAACACCGGAGTGAGTGCATCCACTGTCTTCGAAACAATGGGGGTATACTTCTTGATCGCGTTCCAAATGTCAACCAAGTGAAATTTGTTTGTATGGTACTGTGGTATTGCACAAGCAATTGCCATAGCCTCCTCAAACTCCTTCACCGTCAACGTTGGATACGCAGTTTCCCTCCACACATCTTCACTCAAGTACTCGGTCCCAATTGAGAGAGTCCAATAAGAGTCACGTGACAACAAGTCGGAAGATCTGACTGAAGCTGCAATCACACAAAAATCTTGGTCAGGAAGAATATACCTCGCGGCATAGTTCCAAGCCCCAAGTCCTGGTGCAACATGCGACTTCTTTTGAAAGTCAAACACTTCCTTTGAGGAGGGCTTCATGAACATTTCAAACCCTTCTTCAAAGGATATGTCATCCTCGCCAGAGCGATTCTGAACATAACCGACACAGTCAGTGACAATGAAATCATCCCATCGGGATCCTGCGGGCATCTGGCACCCAGCAACATACCCTCCGCGATATTGTGGCGCGGCTCTGTTTGTAATCTTCAGAGAAAGAGCATTCTCCCTCAACGCATCAATACTCCCCATGTTCTTGTCCAAATCATTTATCGCCAAATGTCGAAAAACCATCACTGGTTTTGCGCTATCGTCGATATTGTTTGACACAGTGACACCATTGAGAGTAATGAAGTTTTCCTGCGTGGTGGGATCCCCATCGTAGGTGATTGAGAACTGATAGTCTCCATGCTGCAAATCCGTGAGGTTTATTTCACCCTCACCGCCTGAGATGACACAAGTGCCATGACAGGCGTTTGGTTCAAAGCCAAGAGACTGAGTGTAGCGTTGCCCCACCACTTTGACTGTCTTTCCATCAACCCCATCCAAAAATTGGAAGTGAACTGTCCCGTGCGGATCAACCCACACATAGTGCGATGTGTTTATGTCATAGCCTCCCTTGGAGGCCATGCCACAAAACACTATCGGACCATGAGGTGAGTAATTGTCCGTTCCAGGAGTAGTAAACCCCCAAATGAATGGGACAATGGAGTACTTGTCAGGGTAGGTGAGAATCCTGAACACGGTCGTTGGGCTCTTCGAGCCAAATTGCTCATCATCTGCATCAGCCAAAGTCACATCCAATCCGGCCAATGTGTAAGTATATTCTTTAAGACCCACATTAGGGTCTGTAAGAATAATAGAACACATCGGATCTCGGAAAAACCACGCGACTGATTGGTTATATGAGATGGGCTGAACTGTGGGAAAGTCGGCAGGATCACCAACCGCCCAGTCCGTCGTAATCTTCGACCAAGGAAACGCGACCGCAGTCGGTTGTTGGTTGAAGCTACTCGGAACCCGAAATGGAATTCGGAGTTCAGGAGCGACCTGTGCAAGTGCAGCCATTTGGACACGTGAGCTGCCACCCGACCGGGAAATTGCTTCTTGCAGTGCACGCAAATGTGATTGATCCATCTGCAGCCCCGCACGGGCAATCGAAGAACCAGATTGGGGGGACAACTTCGCGAGATTCTTCTGCATTTGCTTTCTTCTCTTCTTTGCTCGCTTCTTCGCGGACTTTTGGGTATTTTTCGCTGCCGGCAGAGCGACTTGCGTCGTCTGTTGACTTGCAACGTTTAATTGGGTCTTGACCGCCTGATCGACGGCCCGTTGCAATTGCCTTCGCCCTATTCTGCGTTCCCGTTGAGGCTGGGGAACGATCAAACCTTTTTGTGCTTCCATACTTCCAGGGGTGATTGAATTGCATATCACTCACTTGAGGTAATTTATCCCGCGGAGACTCCCTTAGCACCTGGGACGGGATTAAATTGGACTCCAATCAAAAAAATAAAATTGGAGCCACAACCTCAGTAGGCTGCGTTTGTGGCCCCACATCATCCACCATCCGGCGGGAGATGTGGACTCTCAAGAAAAACTGATCGTAATTCAAGAGGGAAACGAGACTTCGCCACAAAGACTCCGCAACATCCTGTTTCTGGACCCACAAGTTAACTTGGTTTCGGCGTTTTTCGAATATCTCACGGTCAGGATAAAGACATAGAAGTAAGGCCAAATAACGCTGCAGTCTATCAACCGCATTGCCAGATGTATTCCATGAAAAACCTGACTGGAGCTTCTGTACATTTCCAATCGCAAGTAGTGTGGGTGGGAGTTGAAACTCAACCAAATCCCGCACCACCAGATGGTGGGAAAAGAAGTACAAATCCAATATGGACACTGGAGTCAACGATGGTGATTCAAGCATCATTCCATAATTGCTAAACAAGTAATTGGACAGTGTCAAAATGTTAAATTTAGAGACAAAATCTGGGTGAACGGCAAACATACCGTCATCCGACCCATCCACCAATTGAACAACATCAACCACATCCAATAAACTCATCTGCAACAAAGAACAAGCCGCCTCGAAGAACACCGCTATGACATACAAAGCATTGTCAGTAAAAGTGTTTGTTTGACCGGAAAATTGTATAAACAAGGCCACAACCCAACCAAAAAGCTTCGCAAAACCACAATACGTTTTACAATAGTAAACGTAAATAGCTTTACGATGCCTTTGGTCAACCATAGAACCTCGAAAATGAGCAATCACCGCCATAACAGACAAACTGACATGTGTGTCAAAACCAGCAACATCAAAATGGAATTTGCACCAGTTTGCTGGGAAACTTGTGAACAATTTGTTGAACTCTGCACCAGGCATTTGTACACCCAACTTCATCGGGTGATGCTGGCGCGTCGCTGCCAAACGTTCATTCATGTCGCTAAACAACATGTTCCCCACCATTGTTGCGTGAAAGGGAGCTGGGAAAAATACACGTGGAAACTTAGCACTGGGTCTGAGCTCATCTTTCTCAGTAATGTCATAAATGACTTCCTGATCATGATGCTCAATCTCACGCTCAGTTATTCCTTTTATATCAAAACGCTCT